GTTATTGTATTCAATACAATCTTCACAACTTATAGTTTTTGGATTATGAATCCACTCTGCCAGGTTTATTAGTTTTTTATTTCTTCTTCCTGTACTACTACTAATTTATCCAAGTAATTAACAACAAATGTAGTTATTTCAGGAAGATAATTAAACACAAAATATTTATTATCATCATTACACACAAGAACATTACCTTCTGTATCTTCAAATCCTTCCCAATCTTCTATAGCATACACAAATCTATTTTTAGCTATACTAGATATATCATTGTTGTTATTAAATACTATGGATAAAGGAGTAGGTCTTAATTTAAGCCTTACTCCTTCTTTATAGTCTATCCATACTGACTCTATAACTTTCTTATTTATCCTCATATTATTTTACCCTCCAAATAAAATTATTAAACTCTGGCTATTTCGCCAGTGCCTTGAACACTGAATGAAATTCTACCAACATCACCTTGTGCTACTGTAATAGGCATAGATGTAATATAACATCCAGCTCCACTAGCTGTAGTAGCCCAATAATGTGTATCATCCTCATAGAACCTTAAAGTAGTAAGTTTAGTACCACTAATAACTGCATTCTCTAATACTAACTGACCTGTAGTATCCGTCGGATCATATAAACCTTCTACTGATGCTGTCCATGCAGTAGCAGCAAGACCATGAGTAGTTGACCATGTATCACCAAATACAGGTTCTACTATAGGATCTGCTGTTATTTCTATGCTCCAATTAGCCATATCAGCTATAAGCACTTCTGTTAATTTCACAGATGCGTTTCTTCCCAAAATTGACATATCTATTTACCTCTCTATTTATTAAAAATTATAACTATACATTATAGTCATGTTTATCTCAAACCAAGAAACTGGAAAATTAAGTCCAGCCTCATGTATTACTATGTCTTGTACTTCTACACTATCTTTATAAGTAAAGTCATTGTACAAGAATTCTTCTACATCTTCTACTATACTATGAATACCATCATATGCAGCATCATCAGTTTTGTATGTTTTAGTATTCATATACCCATACAAGTAGACATATAGTTTTCTAGTACCACTAGTACCAAACTCATTAATAACCTCATCCCTTACTAATGTATAACATATAGCAGGCAGTTGAGGCAACTCATCATATCCATATAATCCTCTTTTTATATCTCTTATAGCATTAATGTATTTTCTACTACCAGTAGATGTATTAGATGGATCAATATATGATACCATGTCTTCTTTTAATTGTTTTAATATACTGATTCTAGTTGCCACTGTTCACCTCTTTTGTTATACTATTAATTATTATCTCTCTTATCCTATCTATATTTTCAGTTATTGCTGGGCGTAAAAAAGGTCTAGATGGTATAGACACCTCTTTTTTACTAATCCATTGCCCATTAGGTAATTGAAACTTTAAGTATGGCGCATTCTTAGCCCTTATTACTCCGCCATTTTCATGTATAGGTCCGTAAATTACATTAGTACCTAAACTACCTGTATAAGTATCACCGCTTTGAGTTACTTGCCCTATTATACTATTTCTCAACCTACCAGTTCTAACATGTAAATTATTAGGAGTATTGAACCTCTTCTTACTTTGTGCTTCAGCATGTAACATAGCTAATTTCATACCTTTATAGATACCTTCTTTGATATTAGGTAATAGTTTATCTATATCTTTAGTATCTATTTTAATATTTATATCTAACATACTCCATACCTTTTGTATCTATTCAACACAATTTTAGTCGCCGGCAAAAATTCATCAGAAAACATACTAATAGACTCATTACTTAATGATATTGCTGATATGTCTATCCTATCCTTCCTTTTATACTTACGTGCAGCTTCTTCTATGCATGCCTGTTTAATATCTGAAGGTATAGTTGAATAACCAGCTGTGTATATTACCTTTATATTTTTTTTGCCTGCGGAGAAAACATATCCAGGAAGTAGAGTAATACTAATATCATCTACCATATAATTACTACCAGAAATAAGAGTATCACTACCAAAAGTCCAACTAGTATCATCATAAATACCAGAAACAGTGATAATTGGAAAATTATTAGTATACACTGTATTAGGATAATCATTACCACTATAATACTCTGTATAAGTAGCACTTTCAAAACCTCTACCACAATAAGAAACAAACATAGTAGAAACTGCATCTATTAGTGTTTCTATTAGTGCATCTTCAGTACTATCTATAGTATTGATACCTATGTAAGACTTAACATTATCTACTGTGCATAGCATTTTATTACTCCTATTTGGTTATATAATTACTAGTTGGTTTTAATGAAACATCCACAACTATCTCTGTAGGTATATTAGGTCCAAGGCAATTTCTTGGACAAGTATTGCCAGGCTGATCATAACCTATCCATCTTTTACCACAAGACAAACAAACTAGAATTACTTTGTTATTTTGATATTTATACTCTTTAGTTCTCTTATCAACCATATTATTACCCTCCCAGGTATTAAATCGAGGGATATTTCTATCCCCCGATGAAATTTAACTAATACTAAGCATCTACTCTCTTAATTGTACCAAAAGCATTAGCATCAACAATATTACCATCAGCACGAGCAAAACCAATAACTTGGGTCATGCCCTCTTTCATGCTAACATACGGGTTCCACTGAATCTGAACACCTTGACGAAGCATGATGATGTATTGTTTAGGATCACCAAAAGCAACTCTAATATTACCATTATCTGGTGTGTTATCCATAGCAGATACTATATTTACATTGTAACCAAGTAAAGTACCACCAGGAGCTCCAGAGATAGGTACAGGAGCAAATATTGGAAGACCACCAACTGAATCAACCAACTTCACTATATCCTTCATAGCACCACGAGGCATAAACCACTCAGGAGCTAATCCCCTCTCTAATTCTACTGAATATGCTACTTCAACCAAATTAGCATAAGTAATAGCAGCAGCTATAGCAGTTGTACCAGAAACTGAAACAGCAGCAGTACCACCAGCAGCTATATCTGTGGTAAACTCTGTCTTTTTAATAACTTCTCCATCTATTGTCTGACCAATACCTTCAGCTATTGCTGGTTCTACCCACTGACCAACAACATCAAAAGTATCATCAGCTAAAAGGTCATTGTTCAATACTTCATAAGCACCAACCCTTTTATCAATAGTAAAAGTAAGTTGTCCCATAGTAAGTGCTGCATCAGCATTAGCTGTGCCAAAAGCCTGTGTATCTATAGTAGATCTTGTACCTTTTACAGGTAATTTCACTATAGGATTGTTAGTCATAATAACCCTGGCTTTGTTAAGGAATACTGACTTAAGTTCAGCAAGTCCTAATAGAGCATTGCCATATTCTGTAGCAGTAGCATAAGCACCAGTATTAGCTTCAGTAAGTGCTTTAATCATTCTTTTAGCTTCTACTTCTCTGAGTTCCTCAGATACATTCATAACAAGGTTCTTTCTCATATCCTGATTAAAACCCTTGAATATGTAGGACTTTTTACCAGTATTCTGATTTAAGTTAATAACCTTACCTTGAAGGTCATCCAACCTTTCCTTCATTTCTTTGCCTTCAGGTGTCTCATAAAACTTTACCTGTTGTTCTTTCTTTGCTTCAAGTTCATCCCTCATTTTTTCTAACTCAGGTTGAATTTGTTCTTTAATTATGCCTTTCAAAAGTTCTTTATTATCCATTTTAATTTACCTCTATTTATTTTATTTATATGTATATCACACAATTATCAAGATACTGTTAAAGGCATATAATAGCCCAGTATCATAATTAGTGTTATATCTTATTGTAATTCTTCTACTAATTCTTTATAAGTATCCTCATCTTCTTGTAATTCTTGAATAATAGTTTCATAAGGATCTTCTGTATCTTTATCTTCTAGTTCTTTCTCTAAAAAAGATACATATTTCTTTAATTCATCTAATTCAGTTTGTAATACTTCTAGTTGTTTGTCTATAACATCACTACTAATAGGCTGGATGTCAACCACTTTATCCAACTCATCCTGTAATGACTTCAGAGCTTCTCCATCAATATCTCCTGATTGCCATGCCTTTTCAAAGGTTTGTATAAGAGCTTCTCTATTACTAGGAAGTGATACTGCTGAAATTTCAAGTAATTCAGAACTATTAATGTATCGCACACTTTTCTTGGTCTTCTTATCTTCTACATAAGTTATATCAGAATAATTAGGTATGAAACCAATAGAAAATGCTTTTAAGTACCCACCCTTAAATAATTTATATACATATTCAGCTTTAGGATTCTCTTCAGCAGTAGCAAATTGGATCTTAAACATTAGTTTATCACTATCTACCCACACTTTTACAGTTTTACCAATAGGTAATTCCCTACTATCATGGGAATAAAGCACTACTGGATTGGTTTTATATTTCTTAAAATCCACACCATCTACCTTAATTACATCACCATCTCTGTCAATGGTTTCTTTACTACCAATAGCTGTTATAGTCCTAGACTCATTATCAATTTCTTTTACTTCTATACTAGTATTGTATATTTTATTCATGTTATTTCTCCTATTTATTATATCTTAAAAACTTCCATTGTTTCAGGTTCCCTGAAATTCAATTTGTCCTTCTTCTGTAAGTTATACTTTTTAGTAACTATCTGTAAATTATCTGGATGATGTAGTCCTCCATGTGAAATAGGATGGATATGATCTACATGCCAGTCGGGTCCTAAATGTTGTGAAATCTTGTAGTAAAGTTCTACTTTCATCTTCTCGGCTTCAGTTAAAATAGGAGTTTGTGATAGTTTTTTAGATCTATATGCCTGTGTGCGTTCTGTTTTATATGGTCTTGTTTTAGATAATCCATGTTTATAGCTAGGATGCTTTTCACCACTATATAATAAGTGCCACTCTTTGTTTTCTACCATATCTCTACATCTATTATTGGCTTTCTTTGTCTGCTTTTTAATTTGTTCATCAGTCATAATACTATATCTATTATACATAATATCACTCATAGATCTTCTATAGATATTATTATTAATTAGTATTCTTTTAATAACAGATCTACTACAACCACACAGTTTTGATAATTCTAATTCAGTAGTACCTTTTTGATATAAAGATGTAACATCTTCTATTGATAATTTATTAAGTTTATATTTTGTTTGACACACCTTACCGCAAGTATGGTACTTACCTTTATGTGATGGTCTAACATAAATAGGTTTTCCACAATAATCACATGTTGAATTAGGCGTTCTTTCATATACTTCTTTCATTATCGTATCTCCGGGATAATACAACAAGAACAAGAGACATTTTCCGCCGCGCCACCAACACCATCTCCGGGGTAAGACTGCCCATTTTGGAATTGACTATCAAAAGGAATTACCCCTTGGTCATGGTTTTTGAAATGACTTTCCCTAGACTTGGGAGTAGACCAAGACTTAAATTTTAGCCCTGCCTCTTTATAGCGAGCAGCACTACTACCATTAATCATAGCACTACTTTCAGTACGACTAATTATAGTACTTCTATAAGAAGACATATTATAGGTGTTTCTTACTCTATCAGATATTTGTTTAGTGGTTTCTCCTAATTTGATACCTTCTACTACTTGTGACCTTATAGTTTTATAGGTTGTGTCATCTACATTACGTAGTAAGTTAGCACGTTTGGATACTACATCATTATTAAGTAAACCACCAGTAGTATTTATTCTGTCATTAGCTAATTCTATACCAGCATTGCCTGCATCTGTTAGTAATACCTCCATATCTTTAATGAAGTCTGGTGTAGTTTTATCTATGGCTTCTTTAATACTTTGTAATATTACATATTTAGTTGTATCTGACTTCTTATTAGATAGTTCTTCTATGGCTTTTAATACTGATGCTCTTTGATAGTATAGATGTTTCTTTATCTTATTTTTAATAATAGCTTCATGTTTTCTTTGTATTCTATCAAACTTACCTATGTATGATTTATTAATTGCATCTTTTGTTTCTATGTATTTGATAACACTATCTATATCTTTATTTTCTACCCCGCTAAAATTTTTTTCGGGTGGAGTAGAAGTATCTGAATAAATAATAGCATCAGATATAGGAATTAAATTACTAGGAATAAACCTAACATCACCATACTCATCATCTTCAGGCATCTCCAACTTTAACTTATTATTTATTTCATTTCTTGTGTATCCTAATGCCAAGTATTTAGTAG